GCCTACGAACAATATCAAATACTGCTGGGATTGACAAAAGAATAATGATCGACTATACTGATTATATGGTTCTGCCCTGTGGTGGTGTGGCCTACTATGACGAACCCAAGTATGGTATGAACTATTTCTGTGCCCAATGTGAATGTGTAGTGGGTAGTGATAGTATGCCCACACGCTGTAAAATTGAAGAAGCCAAATGGGATCTTATCAAACTATTAGGCGGCGAAGGTTGGGATTATTTTGCCGAACCAGATGAATTTTTTTAATATATATGACACAAGAAGTAAAGTTTAAAGATTTGGATAGAGCCAAATACGAGGAAATGTTTTCTTGGTGTCGAGAACAATTTGGCCGTGAAGCCATTTGGATCAAGCAGTTGGACAATCCGGAAGGTCCTGCCAAGTGGTATAGCAGCAATAACTATCCTAGAGAAGGCTGGGCCTTTGGTGCTATGGGAATCGCCGGACAACCATCAAATATAGGCAGTGCCAAATTTGTGTTCCGCGATGACGCCAATGCCACGCTTTTTAGTTTGAGATGGAGTGAGAACAAGTAAATATTTGGATGAATCGAAAGAAATATAAAGTATCTAGAACAGACTACGAACTATTTCAAAAGCAATACCTTATGGATACTATTCGCGATCCTGACAAATATCAGCGTTTTGGGCAAGCATTTTTAAACAAGTTTGGACGAGTGGCAGAAGAATATATAAACCTTGGCGGGGATATGGGTGTAGCTGAATTGGATAAACTTTGGTACGAACCCAATATGGAACGGGCTAAAAAGATAATAGAAATGTGGATTGAATAAATATACAACTGGAACCAACATTATGAGAATATTCGAAATAGATTCACGCATTAAGGCACGCATTAAAAAAGCCATAGATAAACTTGACGATAGTAATCCAGAAGATATGAAAATGTTAGATTATCTTAAAAATAATCTGTTTACTAAAAATCTTCATTCTACACTAGATACAAGTGATCTTCATGCCAGAGTTCGTGGCCCAGCCTATGAATGGTTTGTTTCTAAGTTAGAAACACTAAAAGTACCATTAGAACACAAGGTACACCTATTGAAGTTGATGGCAGATCCTTCAAACTTGATTCCAGCATCTACTTTTCAAAACAATCTCAGTGGAAATATCTTAAGTTATCTTGGATCCCGTATTAAAAATAACCTAGCATTTAAAGAACTGGTTGAACCCGCATGGCGTTTTAAAATCGGTGGCCAGGGTGGTATGGGTCCTGGCGAAATGTTTCTTATCTTGTTTTCAGAAAACGGCAAGGAAGGCTCGACCAAAAAAGGCGGAGACCTAGAAGTGGGTGGTGGTTGGACTGTTGAACTAAAGAATGGCGGTGTTATTCCTCCAGGAGATACAGGTAAGCGCATTGTAGACAGCCTAAATAAAAATCTTTTGGACATTGCCCGAACAGAAGGGTTCTTTAATCAACTTAACTTGAAATCAGGACCAAACTTTGACGGCGGGTGGATTCCTGAGTTCTTTAAAACATATGCTTCTATCAAGGGAGATGCTGCCTCCAAGGCCGAGTTTTCAAAATATTTAAACTCGCTGTACGAAGGTATCCCACCTGCCTTGGTGGCTCAAGCCTACGACAATCTAGGCAACCCTGGCACAGCAAAAATCATTGCTCCTTATATTTTTGAAATGTATCAAAAATCGCACGGTTGGAATAGTATTTGTCTAGTAGACAACGACTTTAAGTTTATCAATCTTGTGTCGTTCAATACACTTCCTCCAGAAGTAAAGGTCACCATTAAACTAAAACGCGGCAAGGGTGATGTTGATGATATTCAAGCAGGCGGAGATACCAATGCTGTAGCAGACGGTTATGCTCTTGTGGGCATGGGTAAAGCTCAAGTGGAAAAAGCAGCACCTACTGCCAAAATCAAGGCTCCCAAGGCCGCTGAGAAAAAACAAAAAACCCTAAATCCAGAACTATTTTCTGAACCAGCCACCGCCCCGGCTCCTGCTCCAAAACCTGCCGCAACAGTACCTTCTCCCGCTAGATTTAAAGATACAATGAAGGATCCTAACAATCCAATCACCATGGCCTTAAGATCCGTATCTCCAAAGCAAAAAACATGGGCTACAGAAAGAATACAAGATATGATGAACGCTGGTAGTTCTGACGAAGAAATCGCAGCCGAAATATCAAATGACATGTATCAAGAAAGCCTTACCAGATTAAAAACACTTATTAAACATTGACCTTTGATTCTAAATAGTGTATAATAACTAAATGAAACCACTATATATCTGGGCTGGCGGCAAAAATAAAATGATTCCAAAATACCGGTTAGATCCCGGTATTCCCTATTCTGGATATGATACCTTTGTAGAACCCTTCTTTGGGGGCGGTGCTATGATGATTCATATCTACGAAAATAACCCCACTGTCAAACGGTTTGTTATGAACGATATCAATCCTGAAATCGTGGGCGTGTATCGAGCAATCAAAACCAATGTTGTTGATTTTATTGCTAGAATGGATCAACTACAAGCCGCATACTTGCCACTTAATAAAGCAGATAGAAAAAAGTTCTTTTACGATTTACGCAAAGAATATACCACTAACTGGACTCAATGGAACTCTGTTGAGGAATCTGCTACATTATACTTTTTAATGAAAACTGCGTTTAATGGCATTTGGCAGACTAATCAAACCAGCAATGGCAGATTCGCCACACCCTGCGGATTGCTTAATCATACTACAAAATGCTATGACAAAGACAATGTACTAGAATGGAATGTATTCTTACAAAAGGTCGATATTCGTTGCGGAGATTGGAGCGCCTGTACTAGCAATATAGAAGGAAAAACATTCTTTTTCTTTGATCCTCCGTATAGGGATAGTTTTACTAGTTATAGTCAAGTGTTTGATGATAATCAACATCTAGCACTAATCGACTTTTGTAAACAAGAAGACCTTAAAGGCAACATTGTCATGTACTGTAATAGGGACGCTGGCGACAGTTTTTATACAGACAATCAAGGACAGTTGGCAATCAGCTATTACGATGTAACTTATACAGCTGGCCGCCGTAAACAAAATAAAGACGATAGTGGTAAGATCGTTAGCCAAACTGCTAAAGGTGCTAGGGAAATCTTGTTATACAGTCCTCTTATTATTTCAATGAACTGTGTTGTACAACCTCCTGTTGCGGAAGAAAAACCCAAAAAAGAAAAGAAGTCAAAGAAATCTGGAGTAAAACTAAATCCAGAAATATTTGAAATCAATTGACACAAAAACTATTTCGTGTATAATAAATAAATGTGTAGTTGACCTAATGGCTTCTACACATAGGCATAGTGCCTAACATGATTCTTACTTTTAAAGGAGATTATTATGAATCAACTCGTTCGTTTTGACACCAACGCTCTTAATAGAGCACTTCTAGGATTTGACAACTTGTTCGATAACTTTGAACAACGCTTTGCAAATCAAATCAACAACTCTTATCCTCCATACAATGTTTTGAAACGCGATGAAGATACTTACGAGATCGAAGTTGCGGTTACAGGATTTGACCCAGATGAGATCACTGTTGAGATTGACCAAAATCAATTGATTGTAAAAGGTCAACGCAAAGAAGTCGATTTGAATGAACCTACTTACTTACATCGTGGATTGGCTAGCCGTGATTTTACTCGTTCATGGACACTAGCAGAACACATGGAAGTTGAGGAAGGTACAATCAAAAATGGTGTACTAACTATTGAACTAAAGCGTGTGGTTCCAGAAGCATTGAAACCACGAGTTCTTAAACTAAAGGCTGAGTAAGCCGATGGGGGAGCCCTTTCCTCCCCCATTTTGAAAGACTAAAATGACCACAGATACTATCCTCGAAGAAAAAACAAAACAAAGATTTAAAGAACCCAGCAAGTATAAAGTCTTGGTTTTTAACGACGATTTTACACCAATGGATTTTGTCATTGCTTTGTTTATGACAGTTTTTCATAAAAACAAAGAACAAGCAGTAGCACTCACAATGGCTATTCATAAAGAAGGTAGCGCTGTTGCTGGGATTTATAGTCACGAAATTGCAGAGCAAAAAGTTAACGATTCGACAACCTTGGCCAGAGGCCATGGACATCCACTTGTTTTGAAAGCTCAAGCAGAATGAGTTTAAAAGATTTAACCAAAGATAAACACACCCTAGCCGAAGGCACTAAATTCATGAAGGCTGTGTTTGCTCAAACATTGCCCAGAGAACTTTGGATAGACTGGACATACCAAAAATGGTTGTTCTATGGTGCTATCGAGGGTGCCGCTGGTGCTAATCGACTACTGTCAGATCTACCAGATTTGCGTAGAGCCTTTTATCTAGCCATGGACTACAGAGAAATGAATGAAGGTAATCCACAGCATTCGTTCCGTCCCGTGGTAGTTGATTACTATAACTACCTGCTGTCCATCAGCAATGACCCTAACAAGATCATGGCCCACTTGTATACTTGGCACATGGGCGATATGTTTGGTGGACAGATGATTAAGAAGATTGTTCCTGGACCGCATCGCAACTTAGAGTTTGAAGATGCTCGTACATTGATGACTAACATCCGTGCTAAACTAGACGACAGCATGGGTGATGAAGCCAATGTGGCCTTTGACTGGGCTATCCGCATGATGAGAGACTATGACTCAGCTTTGGGATAAGATTGAAAAGCTGGCCCAGCACATTGAAATGCGTTTTGATGATACTGGGTTTTTAATAGATACACCACACAACTACGATTGGTATAATAAAATTTACGAAAGCCAGCGTTTTCGTAGGGCACATATTGAAATTGTAGATAATAGAGACACGCATAAACTCTACATCCTACATTGTACCATATTCCCACACATCAACAGCCCTAGTCCTATTTGGGGTTTCGATGCTGTATGCGGACCAAATAAGATCACAGGAGCCTTTCATGACTTTTCTTGGGCAGGTGGCTGCTCTGAAATGGAAGTTTGGTTTGCTGACCGTGTGAAAAATATTGCTTGGAACAAGCCTCGCGAGTTACCTGAATGGGCACAAAAGATATTCAGTACCAGCATGGTGGCAGCAGGTAATGTACAAGTCGGCGAGGAGTTAGACAGCCTTGTCGAACTTGCCAAAGATACACTGGAATATTATTTGTTACATGTTGGCCTAAATAACCAGCCTGGTACTGACAATACAGAACATCAAAATCGCTATTGTTATTGGCAAAAACAAAATCCACATGTAGTTCGCAGTATGGTTGCCATGGGCGTAGAAGAAAATACCATGAAGAAGTTCGTGGAAGAAGTTCTATTTCCCGAGATTAAATAAAACTGTAATCTAGTTATCTTATACTTTAATATAAATATGTGTAGATAATAGGTACAGTATGAGCGTCATCATTATAACTAAACAATCTCCCACAGACTACGAAACTGGCAGATTGATTGAAAGTTTTACTACTAAAGATATTGCCGTAAGAATATGTCATCCCGATGATTTTGATATTGTTGTGGACCGTGATATCCGCAAAGGTATCAAATACAAAGGCGAGGACATTGAACTACCTAAACTTGTGCTGGTTAGATTAGGCGCAGGTATTCTTCCATTCCAAGTAGCAGTATTAAGACACTTTGAACAAGCAGGCGTGATTGTTATAAACAGTAGCTCATCTATAGAAACTGCTAAAAATAAAATGATGACTAGCCAACTACTAAGTCGTGCTGGTATTCCTATCCCCAATACCATGATGGTGCGTTTTCCCATACAGGAAAAACTCATTGCGGAAAACATTGGCTATCCCTGTGTTATTAAAGTAGTTACAGGCAGTTATGGTGCTGGCGTATACCTATGCGAAAAGAAGCGAGATTATAAGAAACTCGTTGAATTTATAGAGAGTTTAGGCAATAAAAAGACGCTACTGGTTCAAGAATATCTCGGTGATCATCCAGGTGAAGATCTGCGTGTACTGGTAATAGGTGGTAAAGTTATTGGTGCTATGAAACGAACAGCGCCCGAAGGTGATTTCCGTGCTAACATTACTGCTGGCGGTACTGGGGAAGGATTTGAAGTCACTCCCGAGATTGAATATATTGCCAGCGAAACTGCCCGCACATTGGGATTGACCATAGCAGGCATTGATTTATTATTTGACAAGCGTGGATTCCGTGTATGTGAAGCTAACAGTAATCCAGGTTTCAGTGGTTTTGAAAAATATTGCGGTGTTGATGTAGCAGATTTGATTACCGAATATATTAAATATAAGGTAAAATAAAACATACTGATTACAAAAGGGCTCTTGTAGCCCTTTTTTTATGGTTAAGTGTGTAGTTTATTCCTATATGGTTGTACTTAAATAGATGTGAAGTCTTATTAATGGAGTACACAATGATAAGAAAATTACTGGCAATAGCCGCACTAACAGCACTTAGCACTTTTTCTCTCGCCCAATCTAGTGATCCTACATTGATCAATCAAAATTCCAGTATAACTGGTGGATATAGTTCTACATCACTGGTAGATACTAATAGTACATCGAATAGTTTAAGTACTGTAAACAGTAACAACAATAATGTCAGTACTAGTAATGCTACTAGTACAAGCACAGTGAATAGTACAAGTAATAATAATAATACTTCAACATCAAGTTCTACTGCTGTAAACACTAACAATAATATTCAAAGTGGTACAGTAACCAATAACAACAACAATGTCAACACTGGTACAATGACTTATAACAACAATAACGTCAACAGTGGTACAATGACCTACAATAACAATAATGCCAGTACTAGTAGCAGTACTAGCAGTAATACCAATGTTAATACCAATAATAATGTTAACACTGGTACAATGACATATAATAACAATAATGCCAGTACCAGTGCGTCTACTAGCAGTAATACCAATGTTAATACAAATAATAACATTAACAGTGGTACAATGACATACAATAACAATAATGTCAATGCTTCAACCAGTAGCAATACCAATGTCAATACCAATAATAACAACAATGTGAATACTGGTACGATGACTTATAATAACAATAATGTCAATGCTTCAACCAGTGCCAGTACCAGTGTCAATACTAATAATAATGTCAACACTGGAACAATGACATATAATAACAATAATGTCAACGCTAATACAAGTAGCAGTACCAATGTGAACACAAATAATAATGTTAATACTGGCACAATGACATATAATAACAATAATGCCAGTACCAGCGCCAGCACTAGTTCAAATACCAATGTTAATACAAATAATAACATTAACAGTGGCACAATGACTTATAACAATAATAATGCTAGTACAAGTAGTTCTACTAATGTTAATACTAACAATAATGTTAATTCAGGTACAATGACCTACAATAACAATAATGCTAATACAAGTAGTTCTACCAGCGCAAACACTAATGTTAATACCAATAATAATATTAACAGCGGTACAATGACCTACAATAACAACAATGTCAATACCAGTACCGTTAATAGTACCAGTGCTAGTACCAGCAACAATGTTAATGCCAATACCAATGTTAATACTAACACCAGTACCAGCAACAATGTTAATCAAAACATTCAAAGTGGTAGTATGACCAACAATAACAATAATGTTTCAACCAGTACTGCTACCAATAACAACAACAATACCAACAACAGTACAAGTTCAAACAACAATGTTAACCAAAACATTCAAAGCGGTACATTGACCAACAACAATAACAACAACAGCACAATCACACAGAAGGTTATTCAACCTCCTCCAACTGCTGTTGCTCCTGCTATGATGAGTGGTGGTAATGCTGACCTATGTACTACAGGTACAAGCAACTCAGTACAAACACAGATCTTTGGTGTAAGCAACGGCGGCACAAACCGCGATATGAACTGCGAACGACTAAAGTTAAGCAAAACACTATATGACATGGGCATGAAAGTTGCCGCAGTGGCCACTATGTGTCAAGATCGTCGTGTGTTTGATGCCATGATGGCAGCAGGAACACCTTGCCCCTACGAAGGTAAGATCGGCGAACAAGCTAGAGCAGCTTGGGAAGAAAACGAAGACAAGTTACCTAAAATGGAAGAAGTGGTAAAAGACAATGACTATTACAAAAATATTGGCGTCGGTAGTTTGCTGGGCATTATTGCTTATCGCATCTTCAACCACTAATGCTCAAACCACAGACCCTGTTACAGGGCTGCCACTAAGTTCAACTAGCAACGTCCTAAACCTTGGCGGTGGTTTGCCTTGGTCTAATACTGTAACAGGCCAAGCTGGTGGATATAGTGGCGGGTCAACTCCTGCCTATAATCCTTCCACTGGCAATATTATATTTGGCTACAACCCAGGCCCAAACGGTTCTGGTGTTACTGTTAGTCAAACTGCGGCTATTAACACAGCACTGGCCAATGCGGGCACAGGCATACAACTAGCAGGCTATACTTACTCTTGGGGTATTAACAATGAGAAAAGTATATCAAATGGTAATAGAGGTACCGTAACTGGTACGGTTAGTTTGTTGGGACCTGGCGGAAGTACCTTAGAAAGTTTTGGTTATAACTATAGCAATGTTAATACTGCTTCGGGCATTTTTCAACAATTCTCAGGCACACAACTATTCAACAATCGTTATGACACCACTGCGGCCACTGGCCTACAGGTCAGTTTCACAGGTAAGGATCAAAACTACTGGGCAGGCTACTATGGTCCTAGAGTCCATGTCAATAGCGTAGATTTATTATACACTACAAATCCCTGCGCTACCAATCCTGCTTATAGTCCAACCTGTGCTGGATTTAAGGATGTTGTAACCAGTAATAATCTATTGCCCGAACCAAATGCTGTAGCATCCAGTGGCAGTACAGTTTATAACACATTCGCCGTTAATACAGCATTGGAAAACTCTGGGGCAGGTGTTAAGGTGTATGGATTTAACTACAGTTATAACTATAGTCTAGGCAACGGTACCTATGGTTGTACTGCTACTAACCAAGATGGTTCTTGTAGTTGGTATATGACTACTAATCCCAATGCTCAAGTACGAGTGCTATTAACAAATAGTAACAATCAAACTGTCTATACTGCTGGACAAAGTTATTCAACACCTAATACAGCTGAAAATGTATCGCGTCAATTCTTGCTATCTTCTACAACAAATTCTTTGTCATTGGGTAATTTTACAATGGGGGCAACAACATCAGGAAATGCTGCCGTTCAGAATATGAGTGTTACAGCATTATACACTCCTGATCCTTGTACAACCAACCCCTTGTCTAGTACCAGTTGTCCAGGTTACGGTGCTGCCTTTGCTAAACAACAAGCATTGGCTGCTGCTAGTGCCCAACCTGCTGCTAGTCCAGTTGCCGGTCCTGCTCCAGATCCTAATTCCCCTGCACCAGATACTGCCGCCCCTGCACTTGCCGCTGGTCCGGCACCTGGTCCGGCACCTGGTCCGGCAGTTGCCTCTGCTCCGGTGGCACCTGCACCAGCTGGTCCAGATCCTAATAGCCAACAACCTCCCCCGCAGCAACAAGCGGCTGCTGGTCCCGGACCTGCTACCAGTGCCCCTGTGACTAGTGCGGCACCTAGTGCTACTAACCCACAACCTAAACCAGGCGATGTGCAAGTTGCCGGATCCACTAAACCGTCAAGTGAAAGTAAAGGTGGAGGAAGCGGGCCAAGTGCTCTAGCCATGAGTGTGGTATCTAAAGAACAAGCTAAAGTTACTGCTACCGCAGCCGCAGTAGTAGCACAGGCCAATGAAGCCGCGGCAACAGCAACATCAGCAGCATTAACTATAGCAGAAGCAGTAGCAGGCACAGCACAATCGGCCAGTATCACTGCTGCCACTGCTGTAGCCAGTTCTACATCATCGACATCTACTAAAACTGCCAGTAGCAGTTCAACCAGTGTGATCACACTACAGGCCAATACCCCAACTACCTTGGCCAGCATTAATAATCAACGAACAGCAAGTAATCAAGCCTCTACTACACAAGTAGCTGAAACTACATCTAATTCTCAATCTTCTTTACCTGCAAGAAATGACAATGTTTCAAGCACACAAAATACCACAGTAGTCGTTCAACAAACTACCACTCAAACACTTCCCCCTGCTCCGAAACAGCAAGAAGCAGTAGTAAGTTCCACACAGCAGGAACAGACTAGTAGTTTACCACCCCAGGCACCACGCCAACAAGAACTAGTGCAGGCCGTTGTACAACAAGTACAGACTATAAATGCATTGCCTACGGCACCTCAACAGCAGGCAACAACATCGCAGGCCACAGGACAACAGGTTCAAACTGCTAGTTTACCACCGCCTGTACCTCGACAACAAGAAGCTGTACAACAGGTAGTTCAACAAAGCACAGTAATAAATACTGCTCCAACTCCTCCTAAACAAACTCAAGCCGAAGTACCTGTACAGGTAACTACTGTGGCTATGGTACAGCAACAAATAGTTCAATCTGTGACTGCTCAACAGCCGGTGGTTCAATATATGCCGCCGCCACAGCCTGAAAGTAACCAATCAAGTTCTTTTGTTGACTATTCAATTTTTACCACAACTAATTTAGATACTATGAAGAAAACATTTCCATCTCCTGTAACTGAAGTTGAAATACCTAAGACAGAAATCGCTCGTGCAAGTAGTCGAGGTTCAATCAACGATTATGTAAATGAACAAGCATTTATGACACTACAGGGTGCAGAACAAACACAGGACGGACAGATCAAACGTAATGTACAGCCTAATGAAGTTGCAGGCGGTGTTGACATAGCTAGTATTGCCACACAGCCCAAGGGGTTTGATGCCTATGCAAAATTGACATTATTAGATGCAAAATTCTATAAGTCGGAAGAAGTATATAAGAATCAAAAGACTATAGATAACGAGCGTGTATTAAGAGGTTTAACAAGAGGAAGTGATAGATTGCACCAAGAAATGGTTGATCTACAGTATAAACAAGGAGCAAAATAATGACCGAAGAAATTAAAGACGTTAATGCAAAGATTGACGAAGCTGAAGCGGCAATGAAAAAATATGCCAGCAAGGATACTGTTATCAGTATTGGTGGCTATGAGTTCACGCCAGCCAAACTAATGGTAGCATTTACTATTGTGAGTTCTACACTAGGCGGGTTGTATGGATGTTTTGAAGTGTATAAAGACTACCAAAGCATGAAGAAAAAGATTGCTGATTATTCTGCACCAGACCTAAGTGGTTTTGATAAGCGTCTAGCGGTGATTGAAGAAACCATTGGAAAAACCAATGACTATACCCGTGACATTAAAAACGACTTAAAGGGCGATATTCGTAGAACTGAAACAGTTACAGAACAAGTTGAACGCTATGTTAAGGATGCAAACCGCCAATCAGATTCAGAAATGCGTGATATGCGTAAAGGTGTCCGTGAAGATTTGGATAAAGAGCGTGCTGAACTTCAATCTATGCGTCAAGAAAATGCTCAACTAAAGAAAGAAATCGATCGAGAACTAGTAGCATTGAAGAAAGAAGTTGATGCCAAAATCCAAAAGGCCGTCGACAATCCTTTGGCTAATAAGTAATCTACCTTTAATATAGTAGTATATAAATACTATTATGAAAAAACTACTTATATTACTATCTTTCTTAGTGTCGTTGGCAGTCTATGGACAAGTCCCCGATTCTAAAGTACCATTACCCGCTGATATTGCTGCTATTAAAAAAGCAGGTAAGTTAGTGGTGGCCATGAACGGCCCAGACAGCCCTCCGTTCTTCAGCGGACAAGGTGATGACCTACATGGTCTAGATGTCGAGATTGCTCGAAGCATTGCCAAACAACTTGGAGTACCTGCGGAGTTCCGTAGAGATGCTAAAAGTTTTGCTGAAGTAGCAGAACAGGTTCGTGATGGTCGTGCGGACATTGCTGTCAGCAAGTTAAGTATCACAGGCCCACGCTTACAGGTATTACGATTTAGTAATCCCTATGTTGTACTGCGTCAAAGTCTTATTGTTAACCGACTATGGTTGAGTCAAAACAGTAGGGGACGCGAGCCCTATGAAGTCATTCGTGACTTCGATGGTAAGATCAGTTTTATTCGTAACAGCAGTTACGACACCTATGCTCGTATTAACTTTCCTAGGGCCACATTTGTTCCTGAAGATACATGGCCCACGGTTATGAACAATGTTATGTCAGGCAAGATTGATGCCGCTTACCGTGATGAATTTGAAATTAAAAAGATTAGTTTCGAACATCCTGAAGCAGCATTGAGTACAAAGACCATTACTATCAGTGATAGTGTTGACCATATTGCTGTGGCAGTTAGACCCACCAATCTACAACTATTAGGTATTGCTAACTTTGTTATAGCCAGCGAATATAATAACATCGATGTTAAACGATTAATGAATAGATACAAGGAAAACAAATGAACTTAAAGAAATTTCTATCTAGTCCTTGGACTATTCTTGGCAGCATTTTGCTGGCCGTTGCGGGTGGTGTATATTTGCCACACGAAGTTATGGCGTTAGAGCCTATTGGCGGAATCTATATTAGCCTGTTAAAAGTAGTTGTACTACCATTCTTGTTTGCCACTATTCTAGTAGGTGTAGTTGGCTTGTTACAAAAAGAAGGTAGCCAAACAATGATTAAGAAAATCGTCATTGGCTTTCTGGCCAGTATGACCTTGGCCGCTGTAGTGGGTGTAGGGTCTACACTGATTACTGGCAGTGAAATGACAGCAGAAAAGAAAATACAACTAGGTGCCTTGGTCAACAATAAAGACCAAAGTTCTGAAATGACGATTACACTCAAAGAGCCTATGCCTGTTGCACCCAAGCCCAGTGCTGGTGCCGTAATCCAAAAGTTTATTCCTGAAAATATTTTCCAAAGTTTGGACGCTGGTGAAAGTTTGAAGATTGTTATCTTCTGTTTGATCTTTGGTATTGCCCTAGGTAATATTAAATCAGCGGGTCAGGAAATAATGATTGATGTGTTTAAGAGTGTACAACAGGCCAGCATTAGCATCTTCAAGTTCTTAAACTACTTCCTGCCCATTGCCTTGTTTGCCATGATTTCAACGCAGGTAGCCAAGGTAGGCGTAGGTATCTTTGGTACCATGGTTGATTTTATTATTCAACAAACAGTGGGTGGTTTCTTAATCGCTGCCATTGCTACAGCATACATTGCTTGGAAATGCCGTAGGAGTATTGTGGCCACCGTCAAAGGCATACAAGAAACATTTATGATTGCTATCAGCAGCCGTTCAAGTTTAGCCTGTATCCCTTACAGCCAAGATGCTCTAGTTAAACTAGGCTACAACAAGGATGCTGTTGAACTAACTACACCACTGAGTTTTACAGTAAATCGTATTGGTAGTATTGTTTATTATGCCATTGCCACAGCGTTTATTGCCGGCATCTATGATCTACATCTAGGTGTTGCTGGCTTGGTAGTTGTTTTGTTTGGTAGTATTCTCGCAGGCCTAGCCAGTGCTGGTACTACAGGTATATTAACTGTTGCAACAGTTGCAGTGGTTTGTGATTTATTGAAACTCCCTAGCGAAGCAGTTTTAGTATTGTTTATCGCAGTTGATCCTTTGATGGATATGATTCGTACAGCCAGCCATGTTATTGGCAATATGGGTGTAACAGCATTCGTAGCAGAAGTGGATAATGGACAAAATCTTTCTTAATATATTAGAGTGGGTAGGCCAAAGCCCTGCACGAGTATTAGTACTATTTGCAGTAGTACTGATGTTCGGCGGTGCTTGGTTTGTCTACACTGAGAAAGATTCATTCATGGCCAGTTATAGGGCTCAGCAACAGTTGCCACATATGAATGGTCAATATAGAGAAGCTACCGATTTCATATTCAAACATAGCGAAGCAGAATTAGTAGCAATATTCGAAGTAAACACATTGCTTAATACTAGAAAGCTAGTGTATTTTGTCACACGTAAAGGTGGTCATAACAAAGACTACGATGGTTATGATGTAGGACTGCTAACCAAAAACTATAATAACAACAATGATGTTATTGGCCTAATGAGTGGCAAGGTTCCCTGTAGTGAATACAAGACAGCACAAAGTTACCTAGGATTCGTCTACAAGGAAAGTGGTGTTAACTATATGTGTCGTATCAGTGTGCCTGCTGAACCTGGACTGTTTATTGGTCAGATTTCAGTAGGTTGGAAAGAAGAACCTAAGGATCTAGATGCTACAACTCCTGTACTAAATGTAGCAAGTAATATACTCTATAAGGCCAAATAATATGTTAGGCATACTCGGTGGAATGGGACCTGCGGCTAGTTCGGAGTTCCTAAGACGTTTGATTGAGCAGACTCCGGCAACATGTGACCAAGAACATATACCTACAGTATTGTGGAGCGATCCTACTATACCAGACCGCAGTCTAGCATTAAGAGCAGGTACCAATGAACCGTTAGAAGGACTTCTAAGAGGTATCCAAGGACTCAAATCTGCTGGATGCACACATATTGTTATACCTTGTAATACCGCACACTTTTGGTACGATCAAATGAGCGATCAGGGTGTGCCTATATTACACATTGTAGAAAGTGTAGCAGTACAACTAAACAAACAAAATGTCACAGGTACTATTGGTATCATGGGAACTCAGTCTACAATAGAGTTCGGACTATATCAAACGATGTTAGAGTCTCGGGGTTGGAACTGTATAGTACCTAGTCAATATGAAATGGATGTATATGTACAGCCTGCTATCGATTATGTCAAAGCCGGAGATACAACTAGTGCTCAAGACATACTCAACATAGTGATTAAAAATCTAATCGATCGAGGAGCAGACGCAGTGGTATTGGGCTGTACAGAGTTGCCCTTGGCCATTACCGAAGAAGAAATGTACGGTGTTCCTTTGGTCAACAGCATAGACAGCCTAGTTAAAAGTACATTAGAGTGGTACAGAAATGTCTAATGCCCTAGTTAATGCTTTATCAGATGTGGGCCAAGGTCTCTTTTGGGCATTTGTAGTCTTTGCTGTTGTGCTTATTCTTAGATCCATAATGGAAGAATGAAAACTCTAACGGCCTTATTATTGCTACTGACTTCATGTCTAGCACATGCGGCGCCGTTTGAAGGTTGGACTGATGAAGAAAAAGCATGGTTTGTGGCCAGTGAGGTAAGTCAAATACTAGACTACCAAACTACAAGAAATGTATTATACCAAAAACCCAAATGGAAAAATTACTACGAAGTTAATCCCTTATTAGGCCGCCACCCCAGTCAAGGTAAACTTAATATAGCAGAAGTAGCGACTATAGTTGGAGACTATTATTTTTCAGATTGGTTGTCCCACGATAATAGACTACTTTGGTTACGAGCACATACTATTATTGAATTAGGCATTACAGCACATAATCTCAATATTGGTGCTGAAATCCGCTTTTAAAATAATACTTAATTATTTTTCTCTTGACATAAATAAAAGAACAGTGTATACTGTTTATATAGTTTATTTTAAGGAGGAACTTGCTATGAAACAAAAGAAACTTTTAAAAGAGTTGTATCAGGCTTGCGTCCGACACGATGTAGAAAAGCAAAAGGAACTTCGTACAGAAGAATTCCGCAAAATCTTCAAGCACCGCGCCGAAGGCAAATCTTTTGGGCCAAAGTGGACAGCCGTTCAGATTTAACAATTCTGTAATCTACACACAGTAATGGGGCGATAAATATGGCTATGAAGCCAAAAACTTATCGTTCCATATTCATCTCGGATGTCCATTTAGGAACTAGAGACTGTAAAGCCGAAGCCCTAAATAACTTTCTTAAAAATAATACCTGCGAAACACTTTACCTAGTGGGCGATATTATTGACGCTTGGAAAATACAGCAAAACAAATGGCGCTGGAAACAAAGCCACAGCAATGTGGTACGCCGTATATTAGGCCACGCCAAACGCGGCACTAGAGTTATATATGTTGCCGGCAATCACGATGAATTTTTAAGACCCCTAATACCTTACGGACTAGGCTTCGGTTCGGTGGAAATACATAATCAAACTGAACATATTGGTGCCAATGGTAAGCATTATCTAGTCACTCACGGCGACTTATTTGATGGTATTACTAAACTAGCACCATGGCTGGCATTCTTAGGAGATAAAGCATATGATTTTGTTCTTGGGCTCAATAGCAGACTTAATTGGCTACGCCACCGTATGGGTTTTGGGTACTTTAGTCTTAGTAAATTCCTTAAGCATAGAGTAAAAAAAGCAGCAGACTTCATGTTCCAGTTTGAAAAGAACATAGCCAAGTACTGCAAGAAACGCGGATTTGATGGTGTTATTTGTGGACACATACACCACGCCGAAATTAAAATGATAGATGACGTCATCTACATGAACGATGGAGACTGGGTAGAGTCTATGACTGCCCTAGTAGAACATCACGACGGGCGTTGGGAAATAGTAACTTGGACCAAGGAGCACGACGATGTGGACGCTGTTACTAGTGGCAATAAGTCTAACTAATCCCAACGACATTCCTGCAACTCTAACTCTTACCTTCCCTGATAGAACCAGTTGCGAACAATCTGCAGCCACGTTACAATATAGTATTAAATACAGTGGCTATAAGGTAACCGCACAATGTCAAAAAAAATCCTCATCATAACTGATAATGAACGCACACAGATCAACGGGGTGGTTACAACATTTTCCAATATTGAGCGACATGCTGTGGCTGATGGCTACGATGTTGTTTATCTTGACCCCGGGCAGTTTCACCATATTGACGCTCCTGGTTATCCTGAAGTTAAACTTTCCTGGCCGTGGAGAATTGGTCAGAAGATCAAGGAGATTAATCCGGATCATATACACATTGCCACGGAGGGCCCGTTGGGTCTAGCCGCAAACCTATGGTGCTGGCGTCATGACATAGTATTCAATACCAGTTATCATACAAAGTTTCCCGAGTTCTTAAAGAAGATGTATCATATCCCTGAGTGGCTGACCTATAGATATGTCAGTTGGTTTCACAATCACAGCGGCCGTGTGTTGACCACTACACAGACTATGGTAGAAGAACTACAGAAACACGGATTTCGTAACGGTGTTATAGCATGGACTCGAGGTGTTGATCGTAGTGTCTTTAGAAGTAGTTTGCGTCAGAGCTGTCCTAATAGACCTGTATTATTAAATGTCGGTCGTGTTAGTAAAGAAAAAAACATAGATGCTTTTTGTGAATTAAAATATCACGGTGCTACTAAAGTTGTAGTAGGTGATGGCCCATATCGTCGAGAGTTAGAACGTCGATATCCTGATGTACATTTTGTAGGCGCATTGACTGGTGAGAAACTAGCAAGATACTATGCCAATGCTGATGTATTTGTATTTCCCAGCAAGGCAGATACATTTGGTGTTGTTATCATAGAGTCATTGGCCTGCGGAACACCCGTAGTGGGCTACGATGTACCTGGACCCAAAGACATTATCGAAAATGGTATTACAGGCTATTATGGTGATGATTTAAAATCTAATATAGATCGAGCATTGAGATTAGATAGACAACGAGTAGAAATCCGTAGCCACAAATGGTCGTGGAAGAAATGCTGGCACATCTTCCGTGATAATCTAGTGCCCACTAAATATTAATTTAACAAGGAAAGATATGATTAAAGATATATTGTCTAATTTACGAGAACAACGATGGGACGACCATAGATACTATCATCACAGTAGAATCAATCAGTTTTTACATTTAATATCGGCTTCGAGTTTTTTAATTGCTTATGTATATTTGTTTATTGATCCTGTAGTCAGTGCTTATATTGCTTGGTTAATCGCCATGACTACACGTCAAGCAGGACACTTCTTTTTTGAACCCAAGGGCTACGATGAATACAATAAAGCCACTTTTGATTATAAAGAAAAAATCAAAGTAGGATTTAATCTAAAACGCAAACGAGTATTGATGTCTTGCTTTGTGCTAGTGCCCATACTGGCTTATTTTGATCTAGAGTTTATGAACTATCTAGTACCACACCAAGATGCCGAAACATTCCTAAATCGTGTGGGTATAGGTTGGTTATGGTTAGGTGTCATTGCCATTGCTTTTAGAATGGTTCAACTAACTGCTATACAAACACGCAGAGTGGCCATTACTTGGTGTATTAAAATCCTAACAGATCCATTCCATGATGTTTGGATTTATCGTAAAAGTCCTTTATATTTGATGCAGGGACAACTAATTGATCCAGATTTGAGACAGGACTACGAATAAGATTTATTGTTAATTTACAATAAATATCACTATGAGAATTAACGAAGTCATTGACGAGGATATTAGTCGTAGAGGATTTTTGGGAGGACTCGTTGGTTCTGCCGCTTTAGGTGCTGCCGGCAGTGCCCAAGCAAAACATCAACCCGCACCGCAGCCCACCCCGCAACCTGCTCCCAACGACACCAAAATCGTTCATTTACTCAACAAGCCCGAAGCACAGGCACTGATCAAGGCTGGACATCAGTCGGGCATACGCGGCGTTGAACTTGCTCAGTTTGTTGCCCAATGTGCTCACGAAACTGCTAACTTTACCAGTATGGGCGAGAAGGGTGGCAAGTTAGACTTCAAGAAATATGATCCCAAGGTAAATCCACGCAAGGCCAAAATGCTGGGCAACACACAAGCAGGTGATGGTGCCAAGTACCACGGTCGTGGATATATTCAACTAACAGGTAGAGATAACTATGCCCGTGCTGGTAAAGCCCTGGGCCTGGACCTAGTTAATCATCCCGAACTAGTAGAGCGTCTAGATGTTGCTGCCAAAGTAGCAGTATGGTATTGGCAAAATCATGTGGCCAACAAAGTCACTAACTTTAGTGATACATCAGCAGTTACTCGTCACATTAATTCTGGACTACACGGATTAGAAGACCGCAGCCAAACATTTGCTGGTATTATGAACATTATTAAACGGGCTTAATATGAACACATACTTAGACACTTTATTAGACCAGTGCGCGGCTGGATTCGTTATGGCTTACTTTTGGCCTTACTTTGTAATAGGAAATGCCGATAACATCAAGGACATTGTCGGCATACATATGAACGGCATTAAGCCGATGTGTAAGCGTTAAGCGTAGGTATCAACAGGTGCAGGCTTTCCAGAGTGTACAACTGCCCCGTCATCGTTAAAAACCTTAACACTATGTGCTTCTCTTAAGTTATTTGCAAATGAAAATGCATCTTCAAACTCTTCAAACCAAGTATCGGTGATTCGTAATCTTCCGTTTTCCCATTGATGCGATCTTACTCGATGTCTTGCCATTTTAGTTCCCTTTGAAATATTTAGTCCAGATTTTAACTGTAGTATTTGTATATTTTGTTAAACTTATTTGATTTGTTTTAACATTAGCCCATGACCATGTGTATGCAGATTTTAACTTCTCTGCCATTTCTTTACTGCTTGTTGGATCAGCACACCAAGGATTTGTTGCCCACGGTATTTCAGTACAGCCTACAATAGGTACACCCTGACTAATCAAGTCCGCTGATACAATGTTAAATGTTTCACTGAAGTTACATTGCATACCGATATCCATTTGACTACAGATTTTTAAAAAATCTTCCCTCGGGCACCACTGATGATTAACTAGTTCATGCCCTTGATCTATAAGTTGTTCAAATAATCCACGAAGATTATTCTGTGCAGACTGTCCTTGCATTTCAATACGTCCAGCATTTACATGGAACTGTAGTTTCTTGCCAATACTATTAGCAAAGTCTATAGCAGCAAAGGCCTGCAATAAATGATTCTTCAAGGGACGGATAGCACCAAAACAACTAATATCGATAGTATCTTTTTTCTTATCTATCTTTTTAGGTTTAGCATAGTCCTGTGGATAGAAGTTAGGCATATAGATAACACGCTCGTCGGCTTGTTTATCTGTCCAACTATTTTTAATCTGCAAATACATTCTAACTTCACGCATCATACGAGGAGCATTAACCCCGATGATAACATTCTTTAACAGACCGTAATCACCTAACCAATCCATGGCCATACCTTCTCCAGCCATAAACGGCATTTCGCTGTGCAGGCGTATGATCCATTTTACATTAGGGTGTAGTTTTTGTAATATAACAAACTTCTGAGGCACTACCCATAATGCTTCAATAATAACATGAGTGGGTTTATGTTTGTTTACCAGCCTATCAATACAGTTGTTATCAATAGCAACTTCTAGGTTACTTTCAACTCCGTTGTTTGCTAACATTTCATTCATGAAGTTAGCAGAGTTATAAAGTCCTGTACTTAGACCGATATGTGAGTGTGTGATAGCATTATAATCTTCACGACGTTTGAGAATGAATAAGACTTTTTTTGACATGGTGTAGGTGTTGTTGTGTTATACAACAATATTTAAGTCTTACTATATTACACTAAGATTATTGTGAACGCAATTTTGCAATACCCAGTAAATTAAATATTTTAAACCACATCCATCCTATATCAAACTCAAACCAACGACGGCTCAGTTTAGGATTTGCTGGATCTAAATGATGGTTATTGTGTAGTTCTTCGCCACCTATAATAATACCCCAAGGACTGATGTTACGACTTTGGTCTCGAGTTTCGCCATTACGATATCCTATATAATGGGCAACACCGTTAATAACACCTGCGGCAAAGAATGGAATCCAATACATTTGTACTGCCCATACTATTAAGCCTATGCTGCCAAAGAGTGCTAGATCAATGGCCAACATGATTACAATACCTAAGAAGTTATAGGGTGTATATATGTTGCGTTCAATCCAATCATCAGGAGTACCTGCTCCGTATTGTTCTACTAGTGCTTGATCCCGTGCGGATCGTGAATAAAATACTGCACCAGTAAACAATACACGCCATATACCATATATGTGAGGAGTATGTGGATCTCCTTCTTGGTCACTGAATCTGTGATGTTTGCGATGTATGGCCACCCATTGTTTAGTAACCATACCAGTTGTTAGCCATAGCCAAAGTCGCATAAAGTGACTGAGTATAGGATGAAACTCTATCCCTCGATGTGTTTGACCACGGTGTAAAAATAAAGTCACACATACTATGGTAATATGTGTGACTATGAGTGTATATAGAATTGTTGTAAGCATCAAGTACTTATCTAACTTACCAAATAAAGTTCTTGGTATAATACTTAATAATAGATTTAAGTTCTTTAGAAAAATCAGCCACAGGATTCCATCCTAGATCTTGTAGTTTAGTGTCATCGATAGCATACCGCACATCCTGACCAGCTCGGCGAATACTAGTATCTAGGTATTGCATAGGATCTCCTTTAAGTCCCATGCCCTTGATAATCATCTTTGCCACTGTTAGATTAGACTCTTCATAGTTGCCCGAGATGTTATAAATTTCATTAGTAACACCGTGATTGATAATAGTGATAATAGCACTAGCAGTATCGCTGGCATGTAACCAAGTGCGTCTAGGTGTTCCCGCATCGTGCAAAGGAGCCGGTTTACCTAGGCTTAAATATTTGATTGTGTGAGGAATAAACTTTTCTGTATACTGCCCAATGCCATAGTTGTTGGTAGGACGAACAATAACATAAGGAACTCCATAGGTTCTTGCCCAAGCAGTGACCAGCATATCGGCAGCAGCCTTGGTAGCACTATAAGGATTGCTGGGTTTCAACAAATCTGTTTCACTATGAAATCCTTCAACAATATCACCATATACTTCATCTGTACTAAAGTGTAACAATGTAGGCATTTTAAACTTATGCTTTTGTTTAATAAGTTCCAACAAATGATGAACACCGTCAATGTTACTACGAACAAATACTTCACTACTGGCAATAGAGTTATCTACATGAGTCTCTGCTGCGGTGTTAATCACATAGTCACATTCATACAGAATATCTAAATCATTAATATCTTTATTTTCAAAAATAAACTTATTGCCATATTTTTCTAACTCGGGCAATAGATTAACATTGGCAGCATAGGTCATTTTATCTACACCACGCACATACCAACCTTGATTTAGGCAGGCCTTGGTAACGTGATATCCAATAAAACCTAAACAACCAGTTACATATACAACTTTGGTGTTCATAGTTTTCTCGTTAAGTTTAAGTAAGCAGGACGGTCACTGTTGATCCATTCCGCAAAATCTGTGTTCAAATCCTCAAGGGTTTTAGGTTTATAGATGTCGATGTTAGGCAATGAACTTAATACTGCTTCATCATCATGTGCCCAGTGTGTAACACCATCGTGACTGTAATCATAGTCTCTGCCAGATCCAAGTAGTTTGACTGGAATCTTTTCATAGTTGACATAGTTACGCAAGAACTCAAAAGGGCGATACAATAAGAACGAACTCATCGAATAGCAAACTGGAATCAATCCTTGTTCAGCCATACCGATACCTACACCAATCATGAGTTGTTCGGCGGCGCCTACATTATAAAATTGATCCGGATAAGCATTGCGAATGTGATCCAGAATACCAAATCCCAAATCAGCAGTAACAACTCGGATACGGTCGTTCACTGACATTTCTTCTAACAATAGTTGAGCACATTCTTTTCTCATGATGCTAATACCTCTTTATAATCGTTGTCTTTCAGCACATAGTAATGTGTCAATAGGTCTTGAGCAAACGACCAACTCGGTGGTGTACTAATACGAATATTAATGCGTGGCAAGAATGCCTTTAATCTTGCTGTTAGATATTCGATGTCCACAGGATCATATGCACTTAGACCATTAATATTAACATATACTTCTAGATTGTCAACAGGATGCTCTTGAATAAAGCGTAGACTTTCCCAAATACTACCTTCTGCGGCTTCACCATCACTGATCATACAGTAGACTTTCTTATCAGGTGTGGCCAATGCGTGTCCAACAGCAACAGGAAGACCACTACCTAGACTGCCTGTTGAGCAATACAAATGATTAGGCAAATCTTTTCCTGGATGGATGCCATGTTTGTGTATCATTTCTACTGGATCAACACCGTAGTATTTTTCCAGAACTACATACAAGGCCAGCCCTGCGTGTCCATTGCTGAGAATAAACACTTCGTCGTTTCGACGTTTTGCGTAGATTTCTTCAATAATAGGCAGCGCACTAAGTGTACTGCTAAGGTGGCTTAGTTTTTCTTGATATGTGATATCAACTAATCGTTTTTCAAGTTCGTTCATAGTGATTTAATTTTATATATTCTTGTGTTTGGGTGCATATCTTCAAATGATTCAATTCTATTAAGTGTATTGCTATGAAACTCATTCATTGCTTTTTCAACTCCTTCTAGATTAGTATCATCAAATGCTACAGTACCTGCCTTATTACCGATAACTGTCATTGCTAGTTGTGTATCTAATATAACATCATCATAATGATGGCTACCATCTATCATAACATGAGACACATTCATTTGGGAGATTGTATCCTGTGTAAGAGAATCGAAAAAATCTTTACTGGTCATTTCATACAAGTGGAGATTAGTAAGACCTTTGATATTTTCTAAAACGATATTTCGATTATCAGATAGTTGATCACCTTGCTGTATAGATGATTCGTGGGAAGTAAACCCGTCCTCAATAAACGGATCAATCGCATATATAGTTTTATTAGGAAAAAGTTTAGCAAGTTCAGATACACTCGTTCCATGCCATATACCGATTTCTAAATAGTTGTTTTCCAAAGAAGAAAGACGATCTTTAAAGTAATCAAAAATAGTAATAGCCATTAGTCTCATTTTTGTTTATTCCTAATCAGTTCTTCAATACCTTGTTTAAGGCTATATTCAACCTCAAACCCATATCTATGTTTGGCATATGTTGTATCACAGATCCAAACATCACTTTCAAAGGCCTTGGCCATTTTATCAACATAGGTGACTGGTCCGGTACGTCCGGTAACTTCTTGCCAAGCATTTAATACTTCTAGATTACTGGTCTGAATACCTGAACCGAAGTTTACAATATCACCGGGCTCAGCAGGAGCATTGGCCAATATATCGATGCCCCTAACAAAATCATCAATGTAGATAAAATCGTGCTCGCCACTAAACAAATTCATAGGTTGGTCATTAAAGAATGCATCGTATAATCTACTAAACAACCTGTGTGGCTTCTCGTGATTACCAAACGCACTATAAACACGGGCAATCTTAATATCTAATTCATATTGTCTAGCATAGCCTTGACACAATAGAGTGGCTGCACCCTTAGTGGCCTGATACATATCAACAGGATTGATACGATCTGTTTCAGCACTGGCTCTGGGCATTGGTCCGTATTCAGCACTAGATCCAATATGTACCATTCGAGTTGTAGGGTTCTTTCTTACATACTCCAAGCAGTTATAAGTTAGTATGATGTTACTACTCATCATAACTTCAGGTTTGTATATCTCTGCGGCACAATGAATGATTAGATCCGGTTTGAAATAATCACATTGTTTTTCTATATAAGAATCTCGAGTATGCGTTAGAATCTTGTGGCCTTGATAAAACTCAACAAGGTTTTTACCAATAAACCCAGAAGCACCAGTTATATAGATTTTCATTCTGTTACAACTTGAGTTAGATAGTATTGTGCTAGTTGCATACGATGTGGCAAACTTGTTCCTGGCCAGTGAATCAATAAGTCGCCCTTGGTCCAATCACTGGAGTTACCGTGGCGATCAACTGCGGCTTGGTTAGGATATAGTTTACAATCGTAGGAGTTAAATGTTTTTTGAGGAACGATTTTGATAATGCCTTTATTGTCCTCATAGGTATCAATCATAACTTGTTGTTCGGCCCAGTTGTGATTATAATACAGTGGGTACTGGTCAATGATCATTTGAATGTAAGCTCGTCCCTCTGGACTGTTTCTAACAAGAAAACTGTCTGCATTGATATCATTGCAGTCTGTGGCAATGATAAAATGATAGTTGTTATCTATAATGTCCTCTAACTTGATTGTAAAGTTAGTGATCAGTGTGTCACAACCGGTCCACCAAATCCATTCGATGTCTGGATAGCCTTCCAGCATGTCTCTCAAAAACCAAATCTTTTCAAACCCAATGTTTACATTGTAAAAGTTGTCAGTTTTGCAAGCGTATGCATATCCATGTCGTTCTGCGTAAAGTGCTTTATTTTGATCCCAGGTCAAATCAGCCAACGGCTGGTATCCTTGATTGTTCAAACTTACGACTGCTATGTTCATTGTAATCCTTTAACTATTTTAGAAATATTTAGTGAGCCGCTAGGTTGCTAAAAATATTTCCATGTGTTATAGTATACTATAAATATTTTTTAAATAACAACCATTTAAAGGGAAATATGGAACATTTTTATGAAAATATACACGGTTGGTTCAGTTATGACTATGTATATAAAGATGTAGTTGCTCAAGCAGACGACGGAGCTCTGTTTGTTGAGATAGGCAGCTTCAAAGGTAAGTCCACAGCATATATGTGCGTTGAGATTGTTAACAGCGGTAAAAAGATTCGTTTTGATTGTATAGATCCAATGAAACCTTTGTCACACTATGCTGCATCAGCAGAGTCGCAGCCCGAAGAATGGCAGGATTATCATATTGAGGGGTTTCACGAAAGACTAGCACCAGTAGCAGGCCTGTATAATCTACATGCTATGACCAGTGAAGAAGCAGCCGCACTTTACGAAGATAATAGCATAGACTTTTTGCTTGTCGATGGTGACCATAGTTACCAAGGTGTTATTAAAGATATTCAAAACTTTTTTCCAAAAATGAAATCGGGAGGATTGATTGTAGGCGACGACGCATGGAGTCCCGATGTTGCCCAAGCATTTAGAGATGCTTTACCAAATCTGTCAGTAGAATTTAATGACGTCCACGCCTTTGTACAAATACCATAAAGAGAGAATAAATGAGAGTTTTTGATTGTTTTACATTTTATAACGAGTTTGATATACTAGAACTTAGACTACAAGAACTATGGGATACCGTAGACTTCTTTGTTATTGCCGAAGGCAACCTTACACACCAAAGTAACCCCAAACCTTTTTATCTAAAAGATAACTGGGAACGATTTGAAAAATATAGCAGTAAGATTAGACACATCATGTTGGATGACATGCCCGGTGATCCTAATACTTGGGTAAACGAAAACTTCCAACGTAGAGAACTGCGTAGAGGGTTAACTGACTTACAACCTGATGATTTAGTCATTGTTTCAGACTGTGACGAGATTCCTCGCCCAGAAGCCATCGAACTTATCAAAGAAGACACTAATGGATATTCTAGATATGTTCTAGGCATCCCGTTGTTTTATTTCAAACTTAACTTCCTAATGGTACAACCACATGCAAGACAACGTAACATTATTGTGACTCGTGCCAGTGAGTTTACAGATGCTCAACGTGAACGTAAGTTTACTTTTAATAGAAGTAACTTGCCCATTGTTGATACCAATACCAACAGCGTTATCATTGACCACGGCGGCTGGCACTGGACTTACTTCGGACACAATGATTTTGCAGCCAATAAACTAAAGAACTTTGCCCACGCAGAATCTAAGGGCTTGGCAGACACAGTTGATGTTGACTACATGATTGCCAACAAGGTAGGATTTCTAGGATTCAACTATGTTGAGCGTTTTGAATATGTCACTGTTGATGATTATTTTCCCCGTATCATTGTTGAGAATTTAGAAAAATACCAAGACATGATCGTACCCAACGCAACACATTCTGTTTACGATTTTTATCCAGAGTAATATGGCATCATTTACACATTCGGGTAGTACTGGAGATACATTTAGCAGCCTAGCCTTTGTTAAAACACAAGGAGGTGGTGACTACTATCTTCGTCTTAACTATATGGACAAGGTAGCGGCCAGTATTGGTTGGGGCAACGCAGGTCGTCACAGCGGTCGTATGACACAGGGCGACTTTGATTTCCTTGCTCCTATTATGGAAATACAAAGTTGTCTAACCAAGTTTGCTGTATGGCAAGGCGAAACAGTGGATTTTGAGTTAGAACGAGTTGCTCATCATATGAATGATCCCATTTGGCCACGCAACTTTGCTAACCAATATGCCAATGCCATGGGTGTGGACCTACAAGAAAACTTTAGAACACTACAAATAGATCCCTATGTTGAAGTAGATAAGCCCACAGTGATACCAGGCCGTCCTATTTGTATTTCAAGAAACCCTCACTATTTGCAGGGCACTGATGATGTTAGTAAGGTAGAAGAATGGGTCAACTGGCTTGAGCGTAATCTTGTTGACCAAGCGTTTTTTGTGGGCTTACCTGAAGACCATGCTTGGTTTGAAGAAACAATGAAAGTCAAAGTACACTATGAACCTACCAGCGACGGACTAGCATTGGCTAGATTGATTGCAGGTGCTAAGATGATGATTGGCAATCAAAGTATGCCGGCAACATTGGCATTAGGTATCGGAACAACTTTGTGGATTGAAACACGCAAGAACACACCTTTGGAAAACAACGAGATTTTGTATCCTTTTAAATCTAATGTAACTTATTTTTAATATGTTGACAAAGAGTTTTCAGTGCGGTCCAAAAAAAGATCAGCGAACTGTAGAAATAGAGTTACCCGAAACTCCTGGCAGGATTGCCGTTTTTCTCAGTGGTGGTATTGATAGTGCATTACTTTACCATATCCTTCTACAGGTAAACAAAGAGTTTGGAAATCCACATACCATAGTGCCGTTGACTATTCAAAGAACAGAAGGGTCTAAGATTTTTTCTAAGTTAGTGGTGGCACACATCAATGATAACTTTGGGTTACCTTATCAAGACCCTATTACTGTGGGCAATCCCGATCTACCGCAACAACAACAGGTAGAATCTGGAGTAAGAGAAGCATGGCGTTTAGGGTATCACATGGCTTTTTTAGGGTTGATAGATCAACAGCCACAACATATGATTGGGTGGGATCCTGTTCCCTATCAAACAAGTTACTGGTTCAGAGCACCGCTAGAAAAATTAAACAAGACTCATATCATCGACCTGTGCAACCGTTTGGAACAAAATAAACTATATTACATCACACATACCTGCAACTCTCAAGAAGTAGGAAGATGTTATAATTGCAATGGCTGCAATGAAAGATCTTGGGGTTTTGAGCAACTAGGCCTAAAAGATCCAGGAAATATCTAAATAGTGGTTGACACAAAGACTAAATAAACATATAATAAATACATGTTAGCAAGCAAGGTATAAATACTTGTTGTAAAAAAACAACAAAAAAGATACCAAAAGTTGTTGACAGTGGTGTTGAAAGGCACTACAATAGAAGCATACGTTATATAAAAAGACGTATAAATTTTAAGGAAAAATTGGAAACTAAAATGCAGTCGTTACATAAACATTTGATACAAGGAACCGCAAGTCAGCTAGGCTATTGCCCTGCCGCCTTATGGTCTGCGTTCGAAATGTCAAATAATGATCGCACACCAGAGATTAAGATCGGGGTCCGGGAGACCAAAGTGTAATACAACTACACTCTAACTCCAAAGGACCCCAGGACTAAACACCCTGGGGTTTTTGTTTTTCAAGTGTTAAAAAGTGGAAACGAGATCCACGCTAGACACTATAATAACTAGCAAATGGGCGGCCTACCGGATGGCATTTCCTCTTGTGGAAAGAAAATGGTAGCGTATTAAAATGTTCTCATAGCGTCCCGAAAGCGCCGGAACAGACATAGTCTAGAGCATTTTAATACACACTCTACTACAGCACTAGAAAGATAAACTAGATGTTGACAGCATAGCTGGTAGAGTGTATAATAAGTTATATGGATGTGTAGGAAAACTGGTAACCCCAGGAGACTGTAAATCTCCCGCCCTTGGCACTGTTGGTTCGACTCCAACCGCATCCACCAAAATTTGGGCTGATGGCGTAATTGGGAACGCACTAGATTTGCATTCTAGAGTCCGGGGTTCGAATCCCCGTCGGTCCACCAAGTTTGCCGCAGGATGGAGAAGTAGTATCTCGGGAGTCTCATAAGCTCCAGTCCCTAGTGCGATTCTAGGTCCTGCATCCAGTTTAGGAATGGTAGCGTAGTTGGTTAGCGGAAAGACCTGCCACCGGACAGAAGTTAAGCTAGGGTACCTATTCTTAACGCCGTGTAATCTGGATCAAATTTATAGGCTTTAGAGTGATTGGAAATCCTAACTCTACAACATAGAGTTGTTGCGTGGTTTGAATCCGCGATAGCCCACCAATATCATCCGCCCGAAAGCGAACCACTCAAGTCTATCTTGTTTGCACTAACTCAGGGCTTCTTTATAACTATAGGCCGAGGGGACTGCTTGGTGTGGTCGCCGCACTGTCACTGCGGATATTCAGGAGGGTTCGATCCCCTTCTCGGTCGCCATTATTTTAGTAGGTAATGTTATTTTATTGGACCATATCACTTCGTGGTTTGGTACCGATGCCCATCTGATTGGATCATCCTCTCTAAAATAACGCTTGCCTTTTATTTCCACCCATAGATCAAAATCTTTAAGATAGAAATCAGGGTAGTATCTTTTACCTGGTAAGTATTCAAACCACACGGTCGTATTTTTGACCCAATGAATTGAATTTTTATCACATAACTGAGCGAATGCGAGTTCTGCGCCAGAATCCATTTTAAATCCGTTGTGAATTGATGTTTTCTTTCTGTTTGAATTTACGTGGAATTTATTTTTGTTGCTACAATCAACAGAACAGTATTTTCTGTTTCGTTGCGAATATGGTACTTCAAATTCGATACCGCATTCGCAACATTTTAAATTTTTTCTGAAAGCGGCCCACTTTTTCTTAATCCCCTCCCCACTTCGAGGGCTTTTTGGATTGGCGGCCCAGCCCACTGGATTGGCTTTAGCGTAAGCGCTGGCATTATCCTTGAAGGCTTGGTCTCTGACTCTTGAGTTAGCACAAGAGCGAGAACAGAAAATGCCTGGTTTATCGTGTTCGGCTCCACATTTAGGACAGTGTTTCATAACACTATTTAGTTCTGGGGTTCGAATGTATTTTTAATTTGCACTAGGGTTCGAGTCCCGTCCATTCCGCCAAGTTTACCCGGTTAGCTCAAAAGAAGAGCACTCGACTGATAATCGAAAGACAGAGGAGCGTTACCTCTACTGGGTACCATATAAAAACACATTACGAGAAGCGTCCGGGGCTTCGACTATAAAGAGAGTAGTGTGTTTCTATATGGTAAAAACAGGAGTAATTACCCTGTCCATATTGGGGAGTCATGACCTCAAGAATCCGTGTTCTTATAAGTGGTAATAAAGGCCCGTTATGGGGCTTAATGTAGGTTTCGATGCCCTACACACAATGGATTCCATATA